ATTTTGGTCAGAACAATCTTTTGACTTAAGCCTAAAAAGTTACGAGGGTAATTGTGATTTATGTTACAAAAAAGGACTAAGAAAATTAATGACTTTAATAAAGTATAACCCAGAAATGGCTGATTGGTGGAGAGAAATGGAATCAAAATATGAAAATCTTGATGTAAGAAATACAGGCAAAACACCTATTAGATTCTATCGTGATAATATGACAATTGATGAAATAATTGAGGAAAGTAAATTGCCATTTGTTGAGGCAGTTGATGAAAGTAAGATTATTGCTACCGGAAAGCAAATGTCAATGTTTGACAATTACTTGGACAGCAATTATGGTTGTGTTGAATCTTGTGAAGCATGGGGGTGATAATATGAGTAACCTATCCACACAAGTTCAGGAATTAGAGAAACGGCTCGAATCGCTTCAATACGAGAACGAGAATCTCAAAGTAATGCTATACCGGATGATTGCGAGCAATGAATCTGGAATGGAATTAGTGCCGTATAGCGACCTCAAAGCCGTTCAAATTAAATTCTGCCAATTCTACATGAGGGACAATGTACCTCATATCGGAGTGAAGTATGCAGACAGGTATAATGTTGAACCGAATAACACACAGGACGAATTATGAAAATGCCCAATTCTTACACCTACCGATTTTATTACAAGTTCGGATTTTACCTGATGACCTTTATTTGTGCAGGATTAATCGTAGCGTGGATAACAGCCTCAACACAGCGAGATATTTCCAAGACCAATGAAATGTATTGGCGGAAAGAAGCAGTCACGAACAAGGCGTTATATTTGGTTTCAATTCATCAGACTGATTTGGTTATTGACCAGATAACTTCGCAAGAGATGGCGATGTGGGATTTGTATTGTAGTAATCGAGAATTGTTTAAAGTTAATATTGCAAGGAAGGCGATGGAAACAAATTGAACCAATTAGCGTATAAATCAACATGAACACAAAACAGCAATTAGACGAAATTCAGAAAGCGATTGACGCAATTCGGGAGAACTTGGGTTTGAACCGTTCGGAAAAACCGAATAGTTCTGAACCAGACTACACCCACCTACTACCCGAGGGATACGAGTTCTGTGCGGAACAAGATGCTGAGAAGTGGGTGAAGGTGGAGATGAGTACAGATATACCTGAATTGAAAAAAGTTGGTTACATTTGGAATAGCCCAACTATACCAAACACTAAACGCTACCGACCCATCCGCCCTATCAAATACCACATTAGCGTACACGAGGCAGTAACGGCTGAACCCGACCCGTATCAGGTTGATTGGAGTAATGCACCGAATTGGGCTGATGTGCATTGTTTTGATATGAATAGGAGAGGTTATTGGTACGGACATAGATACAATGTTTTATATTCAGATTGGGAAACTATGACTATTGGTTCTAATTTCAACTTGCCTGAAGGTGCAGGAATTGAACGAAAATTTAGTAAAACGATTAGACCGAAATTGAAATGAGCGACAAAAGAAAAACCGCAGTTGAATGGGCATTTGAGCAAATAAACAACATTGATTGGAAGCACTTATCCGATTCAGATAGGAACGATTTATTCGACCAAGCAAAGCAAATCGAGCGTGAGCAGATTGAGGAGGCTTACTATGAAGGAAAGCAAAATATTCCATCAAAAACACATGATGAATACTACTCAAAAACCTATGGCAACTAAACTCACTGAAACCCAATACATCCTTGCATTTTACGAGTGCGGAATGTCAATATACGACATTGCCAAAATGTACGGAAAAGCCGAATCGGTAATATTGAGGATAGTTAAGACTGGCAAGTAACAAATCGAAACGAATAGCGTATAAGGAGTATGGAAAGTAAAGAAAATAGACCCGTATTTGTTAATCCAGATGTAGTTGCTTATGCTGAAAAGTTTGGCAAGAAAGAAGCGTATTTATTTAACAATAGATTGTTTTTTTCATACATAAATCCATCTTCTTTAATAAAAGAAGAGTACGACATAAATTGGAAATACATTAATTCACTCAAGCGTTAATTTTTGGCAAAATATTAAAGAAAATGCCAAAGTATTGCAAAAAAAATACATACAACACCCATGACATTCACACCATCACATCACCCACTCTGGGCACTTGAATCCGATAAATACTATGCCGGATGGACGCTTACCAGAAACGAAATTCCAAAAGATACCGTACTAATTGACTTGAATCGTAACGAGGTATTCGAAGGCTTCGATTGTATTCCTTTGTCCTGTCTTTATCCTGATTGGTTTATGAGCGATAAAGACACACTCGCTGAGGATTGTGCCGTTATAATCAATCTATACGGCAAACACTCGCATTATTTCGTTCAGGTTTGGGATGTAACGGATTGGGAAAATGAAGCCTTGATTTATCGCATTTCACCGGGCAAACTCGAATTTAAACGAGTTGACAGATACCCGATTAGTGGGGATGGGTTTTGGATAGGGGTGAGGAGATAACGGTGGCGATTTGCGAAGTAAAATCCTTGCACTACCGTTGATGTTAGAACTACACTTAATGGCTTTTATTTTGCCAATTTCGTGTTATGCGTAGTTTTTCTTTAGTGAAATTTAAAATATGAAAACAGAAATAGAAATTTACAATAAAATGAAACGCAAAGATTTTGGAGAATCAATGTGTGATGAAACTAAACTGAAAATTCTAAATTGGGTTTTAGAACAAGTTTATGAAAAGCGTTGCAAATGTTATAGATTAACAGGAAGCAACAAAGAATATCAAACTAATTTATGCCCAATACACAAAGACGAATAAGATGTATAAAGTAGTATCAGAATGTAATAAGAATGAAGTTTGGGCAACTGGATTTTATTCAAAAGAAAAGGCTCAAAGACGAATTGATGAAGGATATTTTCGCCAGTATATGTATGAGCAGGATAAGAGTAAAAAGTTGATTGTCGTGTCGTATTAAAATTACGCACAACAATAAATATACACAACCATGAAAGCACGCCCCTACGACATCCGCAACCGAATCGAGGCAAGGAGAAAGAATAGTTATCAATGGGTAACATCAGCATATTTCCGGTACTTTGGCAGAATCTTTAAAGACCGTGATTTTTATTTAGACGATTGTAACTAACCACCACTACTTACAAAAATAATTTTACCCGGTGATTCGTGTATAATTTCACCCTGTTTTCTCAGGTTACTATCAGCCATGAACCTACCATAAAAAGCATAAAAAAACCGGACTAATTACAGCCCGGTTTCTTTTTTTTCTACCTAATCAATCAATCCTACCTGTGCTTGTCAGTAATTAACTCATACAGATTGTGCCATGCTACGAACCATGTTACCATGAAGCAGGATAGGAAAGTGTTAATCAATATGTCTGAATAGCAATTGTATCCCCTGATCCGTTTCAAAAATACTGCACAGATTAAGTAACAAATGAACGGTGCCCAATAGATTAACTGCCAAATAATAAGTGATTTCATATATCTTCCCGTCTCCTTTCCTGGAACCCTTCTCTGTTACGAGCTTTAAGGTCCATATCTAAGCAATGCAGGACTGCAACAATAGATTGTACTGAACTTGCTTTTCCGGTGATGATATTTGAAACTGTTACTGGAGTAAGCCCGGTGATTTCGGCAATTTCGTTGTTGGTCATTCCTAATCTCCGTTTTGCTACTGACATTTTCAGGTAGCAGTCGTCAATGAATTTTTTATACGCTTCATTTGCGTAGTTGTCTTTGAGAGTTGTTTTCATTACTTACGGTACATAAATAAAGTGATTGTCAATTAAATAGTAGTTCCGGATAACTCGGTATTTGCCCGGTGATACATGGAATGCGTGTGTTGAATCGTGCATGAGAAAGAATCCCCCTGAGTGCTTTCCTGTTTTCAGGGTTTGTTTGGCAATACGGTACATTCTGCTTGCTTTAATGCAATTGCTTGGCACTTGGGTTTGACAGCCCGTGAATATTGCAATAGCGAGCAGGATAACGAGGGTTTTTAGTGGATGTTTTTTTGCCTGTGGTTTCAGGTTATAATCTCCAGCAGGCAAACCGAGTTTCTCCCTGATGGCAATAAGCCTGGAAAGTTCTTTGGTTTCATTGTGCAAATCTGCTTGTCTTTCCCTGTATTCGAGGGATTTCTGAATGAATTTCATAGGTTTCAAAGTGTTAAATTGTGAATGATAAGTGTTATTGCCATTACAAACAGAATTACAATTAGCCATTCTGTGAATGACAAGGGGCGAAATTGTTTTGAACGATTGGGGAATTTTCTCATACTGATTAAATGGTTAAATTGTTAGTTCCCTGCCTACCTTCCGAGGGCAGTTAAGCAATATCACAGCAGGGAGGGGGGATTACTTAACAGTTACTTCAACTGAGTAATTTGCCGATTGAAATTCATTCATATCAGGGGAGTAGTAAATGGCTTGAGTAATAAGTGCCTCAATCGCTTGTCTTATTCCTGATATTCCAAAGATTGTTTGAATATACTCCCAATCAAATTCAGATTCAGCCTCGAAATTAGGTTCTGAACCTTCCGCTATCCTACTCATTTCAGGCCATAGGCTTGAATGACCACAGCAGGATACATGGATGAATACTTTGCCTGTTTTGTACTTGCACTTTGCAATGTTGATAAGACGGATTTTTTGATTTTCTGAAAACATACTTACTTTGGTTAAATTGTGAAATTGTTAGTTCCGGATGTAGGAATCGAACCTGCCTGAATACCCTTTGTAAATCCGGATTAGCCTGATTAATTACTCTGCATACGAACTAAGCATCACAGGCATTATTAGCATATTTGAATTAATCCGTCCACATCTGTTTGGAGTAGTAAGATTAAGTTCAATTACATTCCCCTTGCAATCCTTCAGGCACTCAATAAGGAATTTCGCATTAAATCCAAATTCCATTCCGGTTTCTCCATTCCATTCACAGGGGATATTCGTGCTGAATTCTTTAGCGTAGTCAATATCTTGAGTAGAAATAGTCATTTTCTCACTTGTAAGCGACAAACGGACTTGGTGGGTAGTTTTGTCTGCATATTTATCACAAGCTTGTAATCCGCTTATAATTGCCTGTTTCCCTACCTTAACAATCGTTTCAGTTAGTTCCGGAATTACATGCCAATAATCCGGATATTTGTCATCTATTAGCCGGGTTTGCAGGTATCCATATTCTAATTGAATACGGGCAATTTCGTGCAATTCGTTGATTTCAATTGTACGGATTTCATTGCAGAATTTTTGTGCAACAATTAATGGCAAAACTATTCCCGGATTTCCTTCTTTATGGTACGGATTGGGTTCAAATTTCATTCTGTGAGCATCTGTTGAACAAATATCTTTGCCTACGAATATCCCATTCATAGCAGGTTTGTGTTCTTCTTTTGATGCAAATGGAGTGAAATCGGTTAAAACAGGTAAGGTAGTTTTGATACCGGGCTTGAATTCAGCAATTTTTGGAAAGTCATCAGGATTTTGCCCTACGATTTTCATAGTCATATCCCCGGTACTGAATACGATTTCGCAATTTTCACCTACCTGCATTTCGACAATTCTATTCCCTAAAGTTTTAAGGGTATCCATAAACTCCCTAAAATCAATACAGATTTCAGGTAGGTTTTTGTAGGGAATATGTACGGTTTGCTCAAGGTTTGTTCCTGTAAATCCGGTTGAATCTAATTTTACACATTCACAAATATGTAGTGTGTGGCGTTTTGGAATTACTACCTGCATTGGAGATAGCATTTTGATTAAGAAAGAAGGATTGATTTTCATTGGTTTTTGGTTTGAGGGTGAAATTATAAATTACATTCATCTGCAAAGGAGTAATACTCATTCCCTTCAGGGCTTAGAATGATATGGTCAAGCAATTTGATTTCTAACAGGATACACGCTTGTTTTAACTTAGTGGTAATATCTAAGTCTGCCTGTGAAGGTTTTAGGCTACCTGAAGGGTGATTATGGCAAATAATCAACTGACTTGCACCTGATAATATGGCTGCCCTTAGAATATATTGAACATCAACAACGGTTGCAACTGCTGAACCTTCTGAAACTTTCAGGAATCCCAATACTTTATTACCCTTATCAATGAGCAAAACAGAAAATATTTCTTTTTGCTCAATCATTCCTAATTGTTCATAAAACATTCTTAGTATTTTATGGGAATCCTGCGAACTTCTCAAACATTCTCTATCTGAAGGTTTTACCTTTGTCCGGTAATTTACTGACACTTCAGCAACACCCGATAAGTCTGTGATTAACTGTTTAATTTGTGGTTTCATTGGTTTTATTGGTTTGAGGGTGAAAGTGAAAAAAACAAGTGAAGGGTATTGGTGTTTTTTACTAATATTCCATAATTATATCCGAATGGTTCCCATTCTTTAATAATCATTTTTTCTAAATTGTCCTTTGTTTCATTCCCTAAATTTGGGTGCCAAATTTGCATCCCTGCATTTTGGAAGGGAAATTCAGAGTAATTGTTAATAATTTCAATGGTTATCATTGGTTTTATTGGTGAATAGGTGAATTGATTAATTACTGATTTCCTGTTTTACATTCAGGACAATAGAACTTACAGGAATATTACCCTGGATGGCCTCCCAAATGAGCAAAATTGAGTCAATACCTGTTTTAGCATGGAGTTCTATCAATACCCGTTCTGCTTGTTCTAATCCCTTAGCAGGTGATTTTACAGGGGAACTTTGCCCGGTGATTCCTTTGCTTTCCTGTATGGTTTTTTTAACTTTTGCAGGACTGATTTTGCCTGTGGTTTGATCCTTTGCGGAATTGATAATTTCCAATAATTCAGATTCAGAATCCGTTTGCTTCATAGCTTGAATAACTACTGAACTTGATACATTTCCCTCCGTTATCATTTCCTGAATGATTCCAGGGGCATAAGATAGGGCCAAAATATCCCGGATATATTGTTCGCTGAATGTACATCTTTTGCAGATTTCAGGTATTGTCTGCCCTGATAACTCAAGGTCCTGCAAAACTTTGCCCAATTCCAGGGGAGTAAGTGATTTTCCCGAGTTTCCGTTAATCTGTAAATATAGGCTGTCTGCTTCGCTGAATTCTGATTCTGATTTTACTAAGCAAGGTACAGGAAATTCAAATCCCTGTAAATTTAGTTCCTGCAATGCCCGGAACCGTCGGAACCCGTCCCTTATATGGAATAATCCGTCCGGACCTTCAAATCCCTCCAGTGGTTTAATAATGCCATTTGTACGGATGTTCTCCGCAAGGTTCTGAATATCCCCGTAATCATTTCGGGAATTAATTTGCTCATTGGAAACGAGCTGCGAGAATTGAAATGTTTTTAATTGCATGGTTTTATTGGTTAAGTGGAAATTGTGAAAATACTGAACCTGTTTCCCTTGTTTCAACAAGTTCTAAGTTTATTTCGGAAATTGAATAGTATTCAATTAACAAGGCGTTCTCAATCATTTCAATAGGTTCTGGTAACTTTATGCCTTCATACTTATAGATTCGTATGCAGGTAGATTTTTCGTTTATTCCTATCCATTTATTCGCCTCTTCTTTTGCATCAGGTATCCAATTTTCTAATTGTTCTAATGCCTGTGAATAATCAGGGAATGATTCTATAAATGTATCCCCGTTCTGTGCTGAATACTCGCAAAAATAAATGATAATTTTTTTCATGGTTTTATTATTGGTTTATAGGGTGAATGATGCGACAAAACGGTTTTTTACTTTTTTGACCTGAACTTTAGAAAATAATCCCTTTGAATTGTGGACTAATAATTCTGAGTCAATCCGGTAACTTTGGGAGTAAAAAAACTCATTCAAAAGTTTTTCGAGTCCCTCAATAGTGGGTGATGATGCTATTTTTTGCATGGTTTTATAATTGAATAACACTACAATTGTACGGAATATCCCGTAACTCGATACGGCCATAATTGGAACTGTAATATCCCTGTGATGAATATCTATTCCGGAAATTAATTAAGGCCCTTAGTACCTGGATATGTCCTTTGTAAACGGTTTGTTCTCTGTTTAAATCAAATCCATCGGGTGATAAGATTCTGAATTTTGGTAATTTTTTCATAGGTGATTATTGGTTTTAAGGTGAAATTTTAGGGGAATAGCAGGGAATCGAACCCTGCTAAATTTCCAAACATTCCCGGAAATAGGTTTTAATTACCTATGTAATTTTTATAGGTTTTTTTGGAAAGGTTCCGCTTGAAATAGGCCCTTAGCGTATCCCCTGTATTATAAATGTGATTCCCGTCTTTGTCCGTTTCTTCTCTCAGGTTATCCCATATAATTGATTTTAGTGCCTGACAAGCTGCGGGCCTGTATTCTGTGGGGAAATATTGACCGGTACAGTATTTTAATTCCTGTGATTCATTCAAAGTCAACCGTCCGGAATTCTTACTCAAGTATTCAGTTAATTTTTGATCTAAATCTGAACCCAACCGGATAAAAGCAAGGCTCAACAATTCTCTAAAGTCGTGTAGGTCCTTTGTAATTTCACGCATTTCAGCGAAATAAATTTTACGGTCCCCATAGTCGGCAAATGATAAGCCTGGTTTTTGATTTGCGAATTGGATTAATTTTTCTACTGTGTTCATTTTGGTTTTAATTAGGTGAATATCCCGGATGCCGTCCGGTACGGTTTTAAATGGTTAATTAATGATTTTGGGCAAATTTCCAAACATTGTAATAAGTGGTCAAATAGCCTGAATTTTCGTACTTTGATTCTAAAAACCTGTTAAGGCTCATTATATCAAAATATCCCTCTGATGTGTACTCAAATAGCAATTGAGTGAATAGGTTTTTTTCTTTTGGAGTTAAAAACATGGTGAACGGTTTTAAGGGTGAAATTATGCCTGATTAGTTTGTATTAATCTTTCCTGAATGGTCATATTACTAACTATTCGGATATAACTTTCGATGTCATCAGGTTCGCAGCAAAATAGGCCCCGGTAATCATCTAAAAAATAGTTGATAATTAGGGATTGAATTTTTGCCCATTGATGCACCTTGAAATCTATCTCAAAGTAATAACGGGCAAGCTCAGTATCATTTTCAAATGTCCGGACCGAGTTAACATCGTCCCAAAATGTTGAATAATCTTCTGACTCTCTCATAGGATAATCAAAATACATTCTTGCAGGCATTGTGTGCGGTACCCTCAGTACGGCAAAATGGTTTTTTGTGGTTTGCATAAGTGAAATTGATTAAGTGGTGAATGATTAAATTAGGAATATTTGTAAGCAATTACGGCATCTTCGCCACATTTTGAAATTGCTATGAAATAGGCTGAAAAAAAGGTATCGCAATAAAATCCGCAAAAAATACCCGGTTTATTAATTCTCATAAACATTGACAAAGGTAAAATTTCGGACCTTTCCGAGTTAATAACAAAGGATTCATTCTCTAATTCTGATGGACTCAAATAGTCCATTTCCTGACCTACTTTGATTTGGTCATCAAATGATAAGTCCCAAAAGGATAAAACAGGTGAACGAAAATAAAATGATGTTTTCATAAGTGATAAATGATTAAGTGAATGATTAATAACGAGGGCAAATGTATAACGCCATTTTATTAAAAGCAATAGCATTTATAAAATAATCTAAAAATAATTTATAACAGCCTGATTATCAACCAAAAAAAATTTTAATGAATAATAAAATCTAATTTAATTAATCCTCTCTCAAACGAATAACCGTGCCAGCAAACGAAATTAAGGACCTGAATAAAAACCAGTATCAAATCAACCAGGCACAAAGGACGGAATAGGTTAATCTTTGATCTGGTTGAATGGAATGAGGGAAGGGAGGTAATTTCCGCATCCTTTGTACAAAGGGAAAGTAAGGAAATTTTTCAACCTTAAATTTATTCAACCGAACCGAACCGAACCGAACCCGGAACGAATAACCCAATACATAATACCATTTTACCAATAACCTGTACTTATAAGTTATATTATGTTAATTAAACTTTCCTTCATAGGTTAATAGGTTGATAAACAAGCAATTAAGGAACGATTGATACCGGATTCAATAAAGTATTATTAAGGGACTGACAAGGTGGCACAAGGCAAGCCCCTGCAAAGGATAGGAATGCACGAAATTAGGGACCCCCCTTTGCCGTTTTGCGGATTTCGGATTTTCGCCACAGCCAGCGGAGGGGGTGCTTTTATATAATCATACCCCCACTTCACATACGAAGTTTGTTTCGATAATTCGGATTGCGTTTCATGGCTTTGGGGTTTCTCGCCCGAAATTGCTACTACCGGATTTTGCACTGCTAAAAAAATCACGCACACCCCCAAATGAGGATTTGTTCGTCATGGAAGGGCAGGGATTGCAGGGCATGAAAATGCGAACAAACCGCAATGCGTGGGGAATGAAATTTAAAGCGGCTGGAAGTTGGGATGATTGTTATTCAGGGTATCGGTAATTATTGTGTTTGCAAAACGACCACCCCGAAAAAATGAATGAGGGCAAATTGGGAGTTATGAACCGAAATGAATTTTTGAGTGGGTGGGTGGGAGTAGTGTGTTTTTGAGTTTAAGTGCTGTGGTTAGTTTAGTTTGTGGGTTAAGCACTAAACGATAAAAATGATAGGCTGAAGGGAAGGGAAGCGGAGGTGGAGTTCGTATAACAGGGATGTGCTATTGATTAAAAACAGTAAGTAAAAAACTGCGAAGCACATCTAAGATAAGGGGCTTTTGTAACTGCTTGATACTCAGTATTTGGGTTGCTAAAAAGTGCCTCAAAAACCACAGTTTCTTGTCGTTTTCGGAAAAATAATTACACAAATTGAACGCTTTTTTGTTTTTTGTTTCAATCTTGCTAACTTTGTGATATTAATTATTATGGATAGTGATAAAGTAGTTAATGAGGCTGAATTGAGTCCGTATTGCGGTAATAGGTATAGGTATGTCAGGTATTACAATGACAGTATCTTTAGCCTTAACTTCATGAGTGATAGTGAGTTCAGGTTATTTCGTTCATTGCTTTTCCATAGTGATGTTTTAAGTAACTGCGTTATGCTTTGTGATAGCAGGGTTAGGTTTGATGTAATAGGAATTGCTTATAGGGGTATTGATAGTTGGGATGGGAATGTCAGGAGGTATCAGAGGGATATGAAGGTATTGAAGGCTAAAAGGTTGGTATTGAGTAGTAATAGTGTAACAGGTCGTAGGAGTGTTATGGTAAATCCGAGAGTTGCCTTTGCAGGGGATTTTCATGACAGGAAAAGGGCTATTCAGATTTGGGATAGGTTGTTTGGTAGTAAGGTATAGTTATGGAAGAAAATAAGGAACCAATTGAATTAAGCGAAGCAGACATGAAGTGGGTGAAGGATGTTGCGTTTAACGAGTTTAGCGGAAAGACAGACGAGGAGTTAGGTGATAGATGTGTGAATTGCGTGAAGTTTGGGGGTGATGGTGTTTGTGTTGAGAGTAAATTGGTTGTATTAAAGACTGACTGCTGTTGGTTGTTTGAGGGTAAGTAAGTTTAAAGTAAGTATATGGTAGCACTTGGGTTTTTGATTTTCTCTGGTTTTGTTGCAGTTAATCTGTCTTGGTATCTCTACTTAGCAAGAAAAGAGGAGGAACATAAAAAGGTTTGCCGTGTATATGATAGGGTAATTGAATCAAGGGATAAGGACATAGAAAATCTGCAAAGTAAATCCATCTTATTCGATAAGACTATCATTCCGGTAGGTATGACCGAGGAGGAGTTTATTGAAAAAGTTAGGTTAGGAGAACCTGTTGGTGTAGCATTGGGTGGCAGGTCTATTGAAGATTGCATTGCCTACATCAACAAATCTTTTATTAAGTAAAATTGTAAACAAAAGTAAGTATATGGCAAATTCAAATTCATTGTATTCAGAGTTCCATCAGGGCTTAAAGCCTGGGCAAGGAGTATGTAATGTAAACCACAAAACTGCTGGTGATAAAAAACCTGCTATTGATGCCGTTGTTCGTTTCCCTTTCAAAATTGTAACTGACGAAGGAGAAGTGTTAGAAGCAGGAACTCTAATGAAGTTCAGTTTTTGGGCAAGAGAAAGTAAGAGTGGTAAATTGTGGTACTCAGGAGGAGTATCTGCATTGGGGGAGAAGTTTTATCGTGGTGGTTCTTCAACAGGAAATGGGAATACGGGCGTTCCTACTACATCGACTCCCAATTCTGCTACCGCAACTGGAGCATCTGGCCCAACCCATACTACGGCCCATGGACATTCTTCACAGACTACGGACGACGACCTTCCGTTCTAAAACGGCAGTTTAGGTTTGGTGGGTTTCACGAGTATGTAACCAACTATAATCCAGGCATGGGGTTCCTGAATAAGAACAACAGGAAGAAGAGTGTTTACGACATTGATTTCTATGGGCATATAAGATTGCCTTTGGAGCTTGGTGGTAAATTGTGCAGAGTTGGTATCTTTGTGAAGTTAATGCCTGATAAGAAAACCCAGTACCTGAGCTTGAAGTTTATTGATCGTGAAAGTGTTTTTGAGGACAAAATAACTATTAAGACAGAGAAGATGCTTGCGGAAATGATAAACGATGGCAGTGTTTATGAGTTACCTGGTGTCAAGGAGAAGTTCGGGGAAATTGATAATATCGTAATAGATGGATTTAACGAAGTCAATGATGAATACTGATAGCGAATTAAATAAGGATAAACCTGTGTGCCGTCCCTGCGAAGAGAAGAATAGGTTAATTGAGGGCAGTATTGTTGCTGGGCAGGTAGAAGGATATGGTATAATTGACAAGGCTAAGAACCTTGTTAAAGGCGTTGTTGATATGGTCAATGAGGACTATGTAGATAATTTGGAGTACATGAGGCGTAAGGAGATATGCCGTAAATGTCCACATAGGATGAATGTACTTACAGGTAAGTTTGAGGAAAAGAAGGTAAGCAAGTTAGATAAATGTATGGCTTGCGACTGCTTTTTAATTAGCAGAGTAGGTAAGATTAGGGGTAAGGCATGGCTTAAAAACCAAGATTGTCCTTTGGGGAAGTGGAAGGGTTAAAGGTTCGTATGTGATACACTAATTCATATCCTAATTCGTGTATAGTTTTTACATATTTGTCTTCGCTTTTTTCAGCATTGTCAAGTTCTTCTTTAGTGAACAACTGAAACTCCTCTAAGCAACTTCTTGATTCTTGAATAAATAATCGGTTCCCAACCTTACCTAAGATTGTACCTTTTGTTTTTCTTACTTCAAGAAAGTCTGAGAATGATAGTAGTGTTGTTTTCATATTGTGATTACAAGTTCTTATCAAGTAACTCAAGGATGTCCAACCATGTCTGTTTTTTCTTGAAGTAAATGTCCATTTCCATAGGACCTGCCTTCTCACGATTGAGGTAAACGGTCAAACCAAAAATCTCCGAATCGTCTTTAAATCCATAATACCCAGCGAAGTCAATTTGATTGAACGAGAACATTACAAAGCCATCTACATAGACTTTTACCCTGCCATTGTAAATCTTAAAGTCGTAGGTGTGTTTTTTAGGTTGTGTTTTCATAGGTTATTTCTTTTTATTTTGTTCGAACCAATATTTAGTTGTATCGCCTAAGTTTGGTGTTTTACCTTCACTCAATGCCAATCTATATTTTTGGAGTAGTTCAATTACCTCGCTTTCGCTATATGTAACATAGGGGTCGCAACCTGAAATGTATTTTGAATATTCTTCACCAAACATATTTTCTTTAACCATTTGTGTTGCCCTTAATTCAGCAAACTGGATTTTTCTGTTAGTATTTGCCGGCTTAAAATTATCGTTTGGCAATCTGCTTACCAAACTATCAACCAATGTTTTAAAATCCTCATTGGGCAACCTTAGTGCCAAAACCAATAATTGATTTATTTTCTCAGCATTATTTGGTTCTTCTTGTGGTTCTGCCATAGTCTTTTCTTACGAGTTTCTGGGGTGAAAGTTACAGTGAATTGGGGTTATTTACCACATAAAAGACCGCAAGATGTTATTTGAAGCATATCCTGAAAGTCTGTACCATCATTTGTGTTTATTGATTCAAAATTCATTTTTAACTGCCTTGTCTTTTCAATAAATTTTACAATTGAATCTGTCCTTTTATTAAATATTTCATCAGACCTATCCGATATGTTTTTAAGTGAATTGTCTTTGCCGTTAAAAAAATATTCAGAAACATTATGCTCCCATCCTTCATACTCCCAAAACATTTCTGGGTGATGTTCAAGCAATCCAATCCATTCGTAGAGGCGTTGATTAAAGCACATAGAACAATTTGTCCTTGACCTCCAAGCGAACAAAGCATCAATATCCCACTCCTTAAATGTATTTTTTATGTATTGTTCATCGCATTTTAAAACTACTGAATCCCATAGTCTTTGCCAAAAGAATACAGGAGGTTTTAATTTCGCTTTGTGATTTATTTCATATACCATAGGCAGTGTTATACCTTCTTCGATTAGTGGATAAATAGGAGTTATATTCTTGTACCTAAAGTTATTGTATCCAATTCTATTTTCATCTGCTCTAATTCCATAATAAACAAGCGTTTCCCCCTTACCAATAAACTTCTCCATTGGCTCTATTTTTGCCATACGAGTACAATATCTGGCTTGTCTTGAAGGTAAAAACCAGTTCATTTCATATTCTATAATTTCCTTCAAATCTTCACCAACCCTAATAATAGGTTTGCCTAAGTATGATTCTACTTTGTCTATCCACTGTATAACTTCTGGCAATTCTTGACCAGTAGGATTAAACATAAACTCATAATCAATGTTTGGCTCTCTATTCAATTGAATCAAAGCCGTTGCTAAACTATCCTTTCCGCTTATTGGAATTATATGCCTCATTATTATTATTTGTAATACTTACTACGATGTTTTACTTTTTTTGTTGCAGTAAATTATAGTTATTTACTATTATTACTATACTTTATACTACTTACTTAACTATACTTCCTCTTTGTTAGACCCTGAGATTACTGAAAGTAGTACCATCCCCAAATTTGCTTCCAAATCCAGGTTGGTACCTTTCAGTTTCAATCAGTAACAGGTTTTCCTCCCCGTTGAGCCCTTTCGATAAACTGCCCAATAGTCAACACATATGTGCTATTAGGTTGGAGCCGACTTTCAGGTGATATGCCACCCATCCAAACACTGTTTCTCCTTTGTAGTCAGTTTGCGGTGTGTTAGGAATCCCCCCGGTACCGCTTTTAGTTAGTACCCCGGTGGTCTTTATTCCCTCCCGATACATAACCGAGTTGCTTTCCAGGTATCCCTATAAAAAGAAAAAACCCTGAAGGGTAGTGCGACCTCAGGGTTTCTTGGTAAAATACTGGGTAAAAGCCAGTAAAATCTTCAGTTACTCATTGACACGCACTACCGTAACAACGGAACAAAGTTATATTGGGATTACGACAATCCCAAATAAAAGTTACATTTTGCTGAAAATATTTTTTTCATTACCTTTGGGGAAACTAATTACCCGTCATGGCAAAGAAAAAAGATTCACCCGAAACTACTGCTGAAACCACTACTCCGGTTATCGAGGCAGTTCCTGAAACAGAAAATGTCGTTACGATTCATGTAATAATGAACGGAAAGACGATTGTTAAGACTTTCACTGTTAAGTCTGAGGACGAAATAGAAGAAAAGATTAAGCGTATCCAGCGTTCTGTGAAGTTTTGGGGTTCTATTTTAGTCCGGATTCTTGTAAACGGGAAAGCCAATCAGAAGTTGATTGACAGGATTAATAAAATCCTCGGTAAGTAAGCATTTAACCAAAAATATTTATGACAGAAGTTAAGCCCAATGGTGTAAAAGTAAAGCACCGTACCTCAAATTTTGAGGTAAGCATAGACGAAAATACGGGAAGGAAACTTAAAGTCAGCGTTGATGTAGAAAAAAATGATTTCATCATTCACGGAATACCTAATCTGCTAAAGGAGGCTGAAAATTTCAAATTCAACCAACAAAGCATTGATGTAGATATTCGTGCATTAGATGAACTTTTTAAGCACACAATGGCACTTTTGTATTCAGCCCGAAACTCAGGACGGCTCGAAACAGAAGTGTAGTAAATGCCAGAACCAAGAGCAATAAATTACGAAAAGATACTATTACAGAATCTTTCAGACTTGTATTCAATGCTATTTGAGTACGGTGCTGAAAGTGTTATGCCTCCCAAGTATGTCGTAGAACTTGAACGCAAAGGTCATGCGATAAACAGCGACTATGCCCCTGGTGAATACATTGCCAAGGCTTTCCGAAAGAAACGAATAGCGAGGTCAAAACGGCTTACAGGTAAACTTGAACAGAAGTTCGGGCAAACACATACAAAGCAGTTATTCGAACAAGTTAGCGATAACTACATAGAGATTTTAGAGGGGAATTTCAAGGATGCACCTACGGTAATTGTTACCGAGGAACGCAAACTTCAGGAGCAAGAAAATGTCCTTACGCATTACAGGGGCGGTAAGATTGTCAAGGCAGATTGGATTCCATATAGGAATGGCGATAAGTTTGATTTCGACACAACCTTCGTTAAATGGGTAGATTCATGGTTCCCAAGGGGGTTCAGTTATGCAACAGAATACTCTAAGTTCAATCTTTATTGCCAGCAAGCAGAGGATTGGTACCAAGCAGGGTATGATATAAACAATGCTTTTGGAATTGATGAACAGATTGATTTCTGCGTAGAGGAAAAGCGTAGGTATGAGCAAAACAGCCTGTACTATGTTTATAAAAACGGCAGGTTAAAAGATGGTAGTTATGATGGTGGCAGGAGGCGAATAGAACCTTACAAAGCACAGAAACTACTTTTGTACCTTCTTGATTGCGAGTTATCTGCTGTAATCGGTAAAATGAGGCAGTTGGGTATTACGAGTATAATTGGAATGGGTGCTGCTTCTAAGACTATGTACCGCAGAGAGTGGTTTACCAAGTACATTTGTGAGGATGACAGCAAGACCCGAAGCGTATTTGAGGATAAAATTAAGTACCCGATAAGCGAAACCCCACACTATTTAGTTCCAAGTAGTTTTAGCGACCAAGAAAGGCAGTTGAAGTTTGGATTAAAGGAGGTTAAGGGTAGAGTAGATGGGGCAAATTCTAAAGTTGAGGTAGTTCCTCCAAGTGCTACGGCTGTGAACTCAGGTAGTCCTCAATTAGTGCTTATAGATGAAATCGGGAATATCCCTATTCTGACTAAAATGGTCAACGAAGCTCGTCCGACTATGTTTATTTACAATCCAGAAACCAAACGGATTGAGTACAAACGGCAGTTGTTTATGTGGGGAACCGGTGGAGAAATGAAAACCGATAGTTTCGAAACAGAGTTTAAGGCTGCATTAGAGAATTGGAAGAAAAGGAATTTTAAGTACGGAATTATACCCGTATTTCTTGATGCTTTTTGTAAACCAGGTATCGAGGGAGAGTTTTACGAAAGTGAAAAAACGAATGCTTATTCGAAAATAGGTGCCGACAGAGATGCTACCATAAGTCAGTTTCATGCCGGTTATCCCGTTCATATTGACGATATGTTCATCCGGAGTGTAAACACATTGGTTCCTATTTCTACCTGCAATAGTCATTTAAAGCGAATATGGGATTTAGAAGATGCTGCAAAACCTATTTACGGCAGATTTGAACCCGTTTTTGATACCAATAGTCCTACTACGGATATTAACGATTGGCCATATAGGGTTGTTGGAGTGATATTCGTGCCAATGGCTTACGAGGACGATCCACCAATAATTATGTTTCACGAACCCGATAAGAGGTGGAAGCATAGATATTTTCAGGGAACTGACCCGATAAATACAGAAAGTGGGCATAGTAAGTTTTCGAGTACGATTTGGGATGCTGAGTGGAATACCATTAGTTGTCAGTTATTTTGGCGTGTCCGGAATTTCATGGAGTGCTACCAACAGAGTTTATTGATGGGTTTATACTATGACCAAAAGGAGTGGAAGGGTACACCTGAGTTGATTGAGTACAATATCGGAGGGGATTACATTGGGTTTAGAGAACGCAAAGGATTTGACAAAAACCTGATTTATAACAAGGAGTTAAATCCTATGATGCACATTGACGGCTCAAGGATAGGTATAAGCAATAAGGCTGCTACTAAGGGTAAGATTATCAACAAATTGAAGGAATTATCTGAAATGTATGGGGATAATATTTACATTCAGGAGTTCTGGGAACAGCACAAAACATTTATTCAGAAGGATACTGCTAACGGAGGCATTAAGTGGCAAGCCGAGAACCTAAAGAAGCATTACGATGATATTCTTTTTAGTTCAACTTTTGCGTATATGGCTTCACAGGTTTATCAGAGTAGCCACAGGTATCCGGAGTTCATAGATGAAAACAGACCTAAAAAAGTAAAGAATACTTTTGTCAGGGATGCCAATGGGAACCTAAGGAGAATCACAAGTTTAGTTTAATTTTAATTTATATGTCAGACGAGAGGTTCATTTTACCACAATTTCAAGCCCCAAGTGAGGCACAACAGGCAATTCCACAGATTGAGTTGCCAGAGGGCGTAGCCAGAGTAGATTTCTTTGTATTCGAGAGAACGATGAAGAAAGATGGAAGTATGGATATGCAGTTAAGAATTGATAGTTCAGACCCTGAGTATCCGAATACCTTGTCTGCCTTTGAGGTAGTAGGGGTATTAGAAACTGCGAAGTTCAATGTAATGCAACACAGGTTTGCTAAAGGATGAAAACATTGACCCCGACAGGGTTGATATAATCCTGCACAACACACAATTGAAGAAGTTGATAATCAAACGCATAAAGGATTTCAATGTAAGTCCTTTGCGTTTGACGGCTTCGACAGGGGTGAAGTACGATGATTTGAGATTGTGGCTAATTACAGACAGCGTAAATACTAAGTATATTAGTCATTATGAGGTACTTAGAGTTTGTGCATTGTTAAAAGTTAAGTTAAGAGTTCAGTTAATAATTGAAGATAAAGAGGTAAGTCCTGCGATAACAACAAAGCAAAGGTATGACAGAGAAAAATCAGATAGAGTTTCAGAACAAAATCAAACGGAAATTACCGGATACATCAGCGAAGTTACGGGAGTTAATGCCAACTCATTTAGAGTTAATAGAGTATTTGGTGAAAATGACGGCAGAAATAACCTCGGTGGAGGCGAAGCGGAGTTGCCCCAAGGAAATCAAGCACATTCTCAGGGAGTTGAGAAAAGTAGAGATACTGACAAAGATGTACCGAAAAGAGATTCAGGAAATATGGATACAAGATATGAAATATGGAGGCAAAGAGAGAGGGGCGGTTCTGAGTAGTTCCAAGGCGGTTCGGGACAGGACAGATGAAGATTTTATTGAGGAATAATTTATTTTTTTGTATAGTTTCTTAGACAATTGTATATTTGTATCAAGTTCAACTATTTATTTAACAAAAAATGGCTTTAAGGAATTATTCACTCATTGGGGTTTTGAACACAAACCCTTCCGTTGCTGCCGATGTGGCGATTGCAAACGGAGAATTAAGTGTTCAAGATACTACCGTAACCGTTGGCAGTTTGTCATGGGGTGGTGTTATCAATTGGGTAGATGTTACAGATAACACTGTAACTGCTTCAAGTGCCGGTGTATTTCCTGTAAAGGAATTTAACACTGCTGCGGTTGTGCCTACTGCAAATACTCAGTACACGGTTCGGATTTTTCCTGACCCTGCAAGTGGGATCAATCCAAGTACCTACATTTACATTACTGGTACTGTTGCTCCTGCGATTGCCGCTTTGGTTACTGCTATTGCAGCACAAATCACAGCAGATTCACAAGGAACTTACACTGCTACGAATGTCGCAAACGACTTGCGTATTCAAGGTAACTTAGGTACTTTGAATCAGGAAGTTTATGACTTCAACATGAGCATTAACCTTTCTGTTACTCAGACCGTAGTTACTGCTTTGGTTCAGCCAAATGGTACTCCTGCCGTAATCAATGCCAACACAGGTATTCCTTTGGCAAATCTTACTGCTGCGACTTACAACACCTACGAGGTTGCCTACACAGAGAAAGTTCAGAATGCCGCAGGTACTTTTGAGGTATTCAATCGTGAGGCTGTTGTCTATGTAGACGACACCGCAGATGTTCTTTTCGCTGGAAGTTGGTCTACTATCTTTGGTGGTACAGGTGTTGCTGCCGATTACTTGGCTCGTCCGTAATTCTAAATCGGGTATATAAAAAATGGTTGAACTGCCTCCACAGGAAGAAATGGGAAAGCATCCCGAATCTCAAAAAGTGGAGAAACTCTCTAACGAAAGAGGTTTGGGGGCTGAAACCAAAAAACCTGATGTAAATCTTGGTGAGGATATACTGTTTGTTCCTAATATCAATAAGGACAATCGGTATATCCTTACTGATTTACGGAAAGAATACCCTGAACTTGGCAGAATTGAAGAGTTCAAAATCCTAAAGACTTGGCAAATGTACTTTGTGTGGCTATACGCAAGCCCGTGTAGCGAATACGCAAAGACCGAAATGGCTGAATCTTCAAGGCGTAACAGGTCAGTAAAACGGGCTATGTGGGATGTCAATAAAGACAGACTGCGTGATGGAATAAGCAATCAGGATTTCGACAATTACCTAAGAGGTACCTTTTCTGAGGAAGTAAATACTGCTATCCGAAGAATGGAAATGTTCAATCCCAATGCCAGGTTCAAGGCAAGGTTGATGGCTGAAAAGATATTGGACGATTTTATGTATTTTCTCAATAGAAATCCAGAGGAAATTACAGATACCGATGAAAGAAAAAAGTATGTTGATATGTGCGTGAAGATTCACGAAGAGTTACCAGCAGTAATAAAAAATGTGGAGGAGGGATATGGTGTTCGTACAGTTTCTAAGAAGATTGAAATAGAGGGTATGAAAGGCAGAACACTTATGGATATGGCACACGAAAGAGAAAAACAAGACAAATAATGGAATACTCAACTACATCTATAAGACCGAATAGGATTACCGGTATTGACGGCAAGAAAGGTGAGGATTATGATTTAGCTTGGGCAAACTATATTGTTAGCAGAATCTTTGATTGGAGGCTAACTTTTTTTAGAACAAAAACTGATACCAATTGGATGTTCCTTTTATCGAACTACCAAATGAAGTGGCAGTGGATGTTGGATGAAGATATTGATACATTCCTTAATGACGAAAGTGGACAGCCTAATGGCAGGGTTCGGTGGCAAGATAATATTATGGCACCTGTGCTTCGGCAGTATGTAGGTAATGCTATCAGAACAAGTTTCGAATACAGAGCAGAACCCCTAAGCGAGAGTATTCAGCAGAAACGAGATGAAGAAATGAGCAAAATGATGATTATTTCTCAAATTGCTCAGGAAATGGGAGGTATGTTCAAGGATATTCTTCAAGACCAATTCCCGATTGGAGAAGGACCAGAAGATGCTGAAAGACTATTTGATGGTTATTATTTCGATACCCTTACTCGTGATGTAAACAACTTGATTAAGGTTGTTGCTGACAGGAATGATTTAAACGGCAAATTAAAGAAGTGGCTTACTAAGCAATTATGTGCTTCGGGGCTATGTGTTGCATTTAACAAGGAACATTTCGGGCACCAAGTATTTGAGGGTTTAGATAGCCGGTATTTCTTTTGGGATGTAAGTGCTCAAAAAGATGACCTAAGCGATTCTATGTATATGGGCCATAAAGCGTTTTTAGACCCTACATACATATATGAGAAGTACCCTGATTTGACCTTACTCCAAAGGGAGGATATCGAGAAGATTGCAAGTTATCAGAACAATGGCGACCAATTCGACAATGGTTTATGGACAGGCGACCAAACAGGTAGGGTAAGTACCTATTATGCTTTTTGGCGTGATATTGAGGAACACGAATACGGAGTGGTTAGCGATGAAATGGAGAATGAGTTATTTGTCCGTATCAACTACGAAGGTGGGAAATACGAAGACAAAGACCTCATTGTTGCCACAGACGAAAAGTATAAAAAGATTCTCGGACAGGGTTCAGGGAAAAATCGTAAGAACAAAAAGAAGCGGAAATTCAATGCTGATGTAGTTCGGTATTGTGTATTCGTGTACGATATTTCAAGCAGTGCATTTGGCGAAGACGATGATATGGCTCCAATTGTTTTGGAATCAGGAATTATGCCTTATCAGGAAACAACGAGTTTAGATCCAAGCAGTGCAAAATTCCCATATAGCGTCCAAACTTTTGAGTATTGGAATGGAATGGTGGTTAGTCCGTTGGATTCTATGATTGACCCACAGCGAATGATTAACCGTTTTTGGTCAGCACAGGAGCATCAAGTTAATAGGGCAGTTCCACCTGTTACATTAATTGACAGAGGTATTATTGACGAGGAGGAAGGTGAAGAAGGGCTTAGAAGGAATATCCGTAATGGCGACCCTGTATTGGTAAATGGCAAATTTGGGTTGAATAATGCTGTTGCGAATATACCTGGAACAAGGCTTGATGGATTTGAGTATTTAAGTGCAGCGATTGGTCAGGTAAAAAGTGCTGCATTGGCAATTACGGGTGTAAACGAGCAAATGCTTGGAACTGGTAGTTTAGAGTTGGTTAGAAATAATCAGGCAATGATTAACAGAGGAACACTTATTCAGGAGGATTTCTACTTTAGTTTGGCTGATTGTATGAAGCAAATGTATCAGAGTATTGCTAATAGGGGTAGGAAGATATATGCTGATAGTCCACACACTTTGATAAATGCTGTTGGGGACGAAGGTGCTGAGAGAATAAGTTTTACGGCTGATGACCTATTGGCTGATTTCCGCATTAGTTTACAGCGTAGCGAACCCGAGAAGGAGTTGATTAACCAAGGTAATGTTGTTGCGATGCAGTTGTTGCAAATGGGTATGCTTGACGAGAATACTCTTAGCAAGGTACTTAATTTGTGTACTCCGGCAGAGGTTTATAGTGCTGCGAGAAGATACTTGAAAATGAAACAGGAGATTCTGCGTCAACAAGAGGAGGCAATGGCAGCACAAGGACAGGCTATGGAGGCACAGGCACAAGAGCAACAGATAACTAATCAGATGCTACAATTAGAGCAAATGGAACGGGCTGATGCGAATATGGCTGAGAATAGGGATGCTAAGTTATTGGAAACAATGATGAAGTCAGAAGCTCAAATGGCAAGTCGGCAACAACCGAGGCAACAGAGTAATCAAGTAATGTAACAATTTAAACTCCACATATATGATGATGCAACCAAAACCTGCTAAAAAAATGGCACCTGCCAAGAAAATGGCACCTGCCAAGAAAAGTTCTCCTGCTAAAAAAGCGGTTCCTGCGAAGGGTATGGCAACTGCAAAGAAAGCAATGATGAAGTACAAAAAGTATTAACTTTGCTTTTACACTTCAAACGAGAGAGTGTCCGAGGGAATCAGCATCCCTCGGACATTTGTTTTTATTTCAATTGTATATTTTTCTGTCCGTACAATTTTTTGTACGATAATTAGGAATTTTATATCTTTGTCTAAAATAATGGACAAAGTATGTCAGAACAACAAGCACTTTTAACCCCTGAACAAGAAGTAGAAATCAGGGAGGCAATGGAATTAGACCCCGTTCTAAACCATTTATCACCGGTAGAATATGCCAAAGCAAAAGGTTATTTAACCGAAGTAGAGGATACTCCCAGACAACAAGCACCTGTTGAAACACCGGTAACTCCCGAAAATACCGAAACACCTGTAATCGAGGCTGAGGTAGAATTTGAGGAGGAACAGGATGAAGAAGAAGAAGTAAGCGTATTTCAAACCAAGAAAGGTACTAAAGTAAATTTCAAGGATGAAAGCGAAGCCAAAGGTTATATCAAGGACAAATTAGGAATTGATGTAAATACCCCTGCTGGATATGCAAAATTGGTTGAGGCTTTTAACAAGCAAAGAACCAATGCACAGAAGGCAACAGAACTCGAAAAATACAAGGAAGATATAGAAACAGCATTTGCCGAAATGCCTCCTGAAATCGTTAAGGCTATCGAAGCCTATAACAATGGCAGTGATTGGAAACAAGCAATTATGTCTGCTCCTGGATTGAAACTTGATTTTAATAAAGACTTGGAAAGTCAGGACAGATGGGCATTAATCGAAGCCTATGCACCAGATGAATTGACTCAAGAGGAATTTGAAGATGATCCAAATTCTAAAGAGGTCTTACGCTTGTTAAGGGTTGCTGAAAAGGCTTTCCGACTTGACAAACAACAGAATGACCGGCAGGTTGCTGAGGCAAAGCGTGTTCAAACCGAAAGAGAAAAATCTTTCAAGAATTCCGCACTCAGTTCACTCGAACAGGTCAAGGCTGACTTCCCTGGTATTGACGACAAAGAGTTGAAGAAACTCGAAAAAGTCTTAACAGGTGGCAGTTTAGGTTCTGAGTTTTTCAACAAGGATGGTACTTATCGGGTAGATGCCGCCAAAAAACTTGCATTGATTCAGTATGCTCCCACAGAAATCGAAAGATTGAGCAAAAAACTTACGAAGTTACAGCAGAAGAACAAAGAACTTTCTGACCAACTTGCAGGGGTTGTTAGCCGAGGGAGAGATACCGTTGCAGATGAAAAAGGTGGAGATAGTTCTATGAAATCCAATGAGCAAAGCATAGTACCAGATTGGCTTCGAACTAACACTCACAAAATTTAATTCTTAAAAAGAAATGGCAAGTACACAATACACCCCGCCTAATGCAGCGTATAATAATAACGCAGCAAACCCCCTTGGTTCCTTTTGGGGAGGTCTAACAGGCCAACAACAAGCAATCCTCGAAAGAGAGATTTACACTTCGATTGTAGATTCTGCCCCACAGCAGTTTTACGATTTGAAATTACTTATGGACAAATCACCTATCACTAAGACAAGTGATGAACACGAGTGGTTTGAAGCTCCTTATGACCGTTATGGTCTTCCTGTAAATGCCGTAAGTGCAACTGTTACATGGCCAACTACTCAGAATGTAACCCTTGTTACTTCTGACAATGTTACCTTGAACATGGTATTGACTTACCCTAACAACAAGCAAGGAACTGTAACTGCTAAAGCCGGTAATGTTATTACCGTTACTCCAATGCAGAACGACAGCCTTCCTGGTATTGCAGCAGGTGATGTTCTTACCTTTGCTTCTCAAATCGAGGGTGATAGTGCTACCAACATCAGCAACTACTACCGTTTGAACCTTCAGCGTAAATACAATTACATTTATCTGTTAGCGATTGGTATGCGTTATGGTTTTGTTGAATTGTTGAAATACAAGTCAAACAACTACCTGCCTACTTTCCTTGCAGACGAGCGTGATAGAATGTTGAAAAACTTCCGTATCTCTATGTCCAACCAATTGTGGATGGGTAAAAAAGGTATGATGTTCTTGGCTGACGGAACTCCCGTTAAAATGATGGGTGGTATCTTGAACGAAATGTTGGCTGCTGGTAGTCCGAACATTCAAACTCCTATTTCTTCTTTTGGAGATGCCGTTGAATCAGCGTTGCTGAACACAATGGGTGGTCCACTTGGAGAAGAGAAGTTCTTGTTTGCTACTCCTACTCGTATCCTTCAATTGTCTAAGCAGTTTAAGTCTGCCTTGACTCGTTACACTCCAAACGACATGGTTGCTAAATTGAACCTGAACATGATTGACATCGGTTCAGCAAAAGCAGTTTTAGTACCTAATTTGCGTTTTGAGGACAGAGCAAGTTTCCCTGCTGCATGGCAAAATTATGCCTTCGTATTGCAGAAAGAGAAAATCAAAACTGTTAAATTGTTAGGCTATGATGCTACTTGGACAATCAATCCTCGTAACAACGGTGGTCCATCTTTGAACAACTTCTATGAGTTCGGAATGAGTTCTTCTTTGGGCTTACAGTTTGAGGCTCCACAGTATTCTTCATTGATTACAATTCAGTAATTTCTTTGTATCATCGGTAAGGTTCAGGGAGGGCATTAAAATCCTCCCTGAATTTCCGATACAACTTATCACATTACATAAATTAAAATGGGACAGAACAATCAGCCGAAACACGGCACAAACGCTGGAAATAACAGCGATAAAAGCCAAGCAGAATTACCTTTGACAGAGAAGGAGATTCACGACAATTCATTTACAGGTCAAATCGTTATCAATGATAAAGATGGCAAACCTGTTACTATTACCCTCGAACAACTCCGACAGATTCAGGAAAGCCTTGGTCCGAGAGTTATTCAAGTTGCAGAACAACATAATCGTGTTGCAGAGAAAACTACTGAAAGTACCAATCCTGAGTTACAATATCGGGTTGAGGATTACCTTGATGAACCCGTAGTATTCTTTTCTTTGCGTAGAGAGTTTATTGATTATGGTTGTTTCGACCACAAAACAGGACGATACCACATTCCTCCTTTTAGGGATGAAGGCAAGAATAAAAACGAGAACGGTGAATATCCGGTAAAGCCAATTCACTTCAGATTCTCCTATGCCGAGAAGGTTGCCAATTACAAATTAGGGGAGTTTAACGACATTCCTTTCTGTACTTATTTCTGTAAGAATCAGAAGGAGTTGGATTACTTGTTGAACCATCCGAAATTAGGAATTGAGTTCTTCCGTGCGAAAAATGAGATTACCACCACAGATACCATTCGTGGCAGAGCTTTAGCAGATGCAGCCAACGAGGTTGATGTATTGCGGAATGATAGCGTAATTGAGAGGTTGCAAAACTTAGGCAAGGAGGTATCTACCGATATGGGTCAGAATAGAAATCAGTTGATTGCTGTTTTGGCTGACGAAAGATTGAAGCAAGAAGATAAGATTATGGCTAACAACGCAATGCTTAGTAGCGATGGAAAGCGTAAGGCTATCTTCGAAATGGGTTCTAACAAACCTGCGGTACACGAGAGAGTATAAACTAAACTATGATACAGGTACAGACCATTATAGACAGGATGAAGTCGGCTTTAGATGCTGAGGGTAGTGATTACTACAATTTCGGCAGGGATTTTAAGCCAGCAATCAACTATGCTTTAGAGTGGTCTGTATCTGTTATTACTCCTTACCTTGGTCAAAAAAAGTTCTCCGAAGAACTATTTCGGGAATTGACTTTCAGTAAAATTTGGCAGACAAGTGAGTACAGCAGGGTGAATATCAATCCGGCAGACCTGAACAATAGGGATATTTGGACAATTCTTGCTATTTACCCTAAGCCTTATGTAGTTGTTGAAAGTGCTTCTGATTTAATTCCTAATCTTCCAGGTACTTACTACAACGAGATTCAGCCTTATTTGAATCAGCAGGTTTTTAATGCACCTATTGTTACACAGGCTTGGAACGCCACAGGATTAACTACATTACTTCCACACGAAGGTACATTCAGACCTGAATTAAGTTTCCTTAGAAGTGATAAAAGTTGCCGTAGAGAGAACCTTGAAAGGTATGCAACTAATAAAGGAAACCCATTTGCACCGGGTAATATTTCCTACAATGACGATGTTACCGAATATGTTTATGTAAGTTACATTGATTATACTTCGGTTTATGGAGGTTACAAACTGACTATTCCCAGAGAATTAGAAATTGCACCCTATATTCCCAATGAATTAGTTGCTGTTTTCTACATTCATACTCCTGCTGAGGTAGTTTTAGCAACCGATACTATTCCATTTCCTGCAATTATGATGAATGTTTTAGTTTCTAAGGCATTGAATTATATCAGTATTAAGCAGAATAACGGCACGAATTTGAGGGGCACAACGGATCAAGAATTACTTTCATTACTTGGGGCAGTAGAGTAACAGATTATGGCACAGAATCCAAAGCAAGGCATTTTGAAGCGTGTAGGCGTAAGTGGTTTTAACAAGCCTAAGCGTACACCAAGTCATCCAACCAAAAGCCATGTAGTTGTGGCGAAAGAAGGTGAAAAAGTAAAAACTGTTCGTTTTGGGCAACAAGGAGTAACAGGTGCTGGAAAGAACCCGAAAACTCCTGCTGAAAAAGCAAGAAAAAAGAGTTACTATGCGAGGCATAATGCCCAAGACCCCAATCCAAGTAAATTATCTGCTCGGTACTGGTCGCACAAGGTCAAGTGGTGATAAAAAAAATCTTCTTATATTTGTATTCACAAAGTTCAACTAAAACATATTTCAAACATGAAAAAAATTCTTTTCCTCCTTTTGACAGCAGTGTTGCTGTTTGCCTGTGAGCCTTCTACGGCTACTGCACAAAGAACAATTACCTATGAAGTTACCAATGGTTACTTTTTGGTAAAATCAGGAACAACTAAACTGGTAACTTTATCAGTATTAGACGCAAAAGTCGATACGGTTCAAAGACCTTTGACTTCTTATGATTATACAACTTTGCGATTCACCGGAAATGGTACATTTATAAATTTGCGATATTCTCCAACCAATGATACTATTTCAGGTCGTACTGCGGTTCAGGCTCGCAATATTATGAATCAGACTATTAATGCTGCGAAAGGAAATTATCTTGGTGCATATAAGAAATCCGAGTTAATTGCCCCTGATACTGCTTTTACAGGTAATTACTACTACGATACCGACACTGCTACTTTTAGATTCAAGAGAGCAACAGGTGGGTTCCAAAGTATTCAACCTAAGTTTTAATTAACCAACCATGAAAAAACTTCTGTTTTTATCAATATTGCTTGTTTGCGTAGTTTCTGCGAAGGCACAGTCGTATAACATTCTTAGTTGGGAGTTCAAAAACGACATAATGTTGTTGAAGAGAAGTGGGAATAACCGAGTGTTTTTCAAAAGCAACATAATGAACACTTATTTTGGGCCTTGTTACTTAACTTCTATATGTGTATATAATGATAGGGCTTTAACCAATTTGTCATATGCGAGAATTGACTATTCTCCACTAAATCCTAACAGGGATACTATAATCGGATACACAAGAGACCAAGCTATTGACTTGTTAAATCAATCTGTAAATGCCAAAAAAGGTAACTATTTGGGTAATTATCAGAAAATAGGATTATTTGTTCCTGACACCTCAACAGTTGGTTATTACTACTATGATAAAGACAGTGCATTGTTCAGAGTAAGGACAGAAGCATCTGGCTGGCAGAGTTTACAGCCTAAGAATTAAGGGTTAATTAGCGTTGCCTTTTGACAGAGCCCGGAGGATTGATGACCTTCGGGCTTTTTTTATTTGTCCTATTTAATATACAATTTCGTATCTTTGGGGTATGGCTGGATACACATATAGGGAGGTTGTCTATGATATTTGGCAATCCCTAAAACAGAATTTTGACGATGGAGAACTGACCTTAGCACAGGTTTTGTACCATGTAAGCGTAAGTGCTAACAGGTTGAAATATCAGCATTTAAACAATGAATTAAAGGATTCAAGCACAATTGGAGGCGATTATTTAAGGGTATATTCTAATATTCCTATTCAATCTCAAAGCACATCAAGCAATCCGAATGTAATTAAGAATCAAAAATATATCATCCTTCCTGCGAGAATAATTGACCTGCCGAGGGATGGAGGAATAAAGTACATTACTTATGACCATTTAGACCCAAATTGTTGTTATGGCCCAAATCAGGTGAATTTTACAAGAACTACACCGGGTTTTGGAATTCAGAGGTTATATGGAAATGAGTATGAAAAACCGAGCGAAGCCAATCCGTATTTCTATGTAGTTGAGGACGAAAGTGGAAATGGGGTACGGATTTATTTATTGGGCTTAGAATGTAGTAGTATTGCTAAGTTGCAGATAGGGTGTTATGCCTATACTACTGCTGCTGACATTAAAAGCCTTGATGATATTCTTGATTTGCCGGAACACCTGATTGAGGTATTGAAATACAATGTAATCAGCCTTGGTAAGTTTGTATTAGCAACGATTAGTGATAATATTAACGATGGGCAGAATACACTTTCGGCTGAAAGTGGATTAAGTCGTGCTGACCAATTGTATCAGCAACAAGTTACACAACAATTACAGGGAGGTAATTAATTATGGAATGGAGCGATAGAATTACTGCTGACGATATTATTTCTGAAGTAAGTATGATGCTTGATGATGCAGATTTACAGAGGGGATTAAGTCGTGGGTACTATATGAATAGTGTTCAAAGGGCTTATGAGGATTTGAATTTGCAATCGTTCATGACTATTCTTACTAAGGATATTCCCTTGGTTCCTGGTAGGTTTACTTTGGATATGCCTTCTGATAGTTTCAATATTCGTGAAATGTATTTGCATAATGGCGTATGTTGTCAGCCTGGAAGTGAAATGGCTGTTGTGCATTGGAAGAGGTTGTATAACAATAGCCAAGGTGGTCCTGGATATACTGCTTTAGTAAAAGACAATCAGGCACAGGATTACTACTACAATGCAGGTGGACAGGGGTTCGATATTCAGAGTACAGGGTTTACTACTTACTTTGCCAATATTGAGAATAGACTGATAATGCTTAGTAGTCCTTCTTTGGAGTTCAAGTATTTGAGGTTAGTTTATAATAGCCTTGGAGGTGAGATAGGTTCTACCATTGAGATTCCGAGAGTAGTTAGGGAGTGCATTACTTTAATGACTGCAAAGCGTGTCTGTAAGGCATTATTAGCGAGGGATGAAAAGAAGTACCGGACTATATATCAAACGATAGTAGGCGACCTTGACGACCCAAGAGAAGGGGCATTAGCAAGGGCTAAAGTGTTTCTTGTCAGAATGGGAACATGGAAGCGTAATGAGTTTAATTTGAACAACGAAACCTCAAAGTATTAATAGGATATGCCATTACAATCAACAAATAGCGATTTAGTGTGTTTAGGCACATTGAGCATCAAAGAAAATACCGTTGAAATATGGTGCGATAAACTGCAAGTAGAGCCACCGTTTATAAAAATCAATGGAATTGTTTGTGCAAAAAACCATGAATTGCCTATTAATATTAGCGACAAAGTTGAATTTATGGGTGATGATGTTTGTTTCGGTGGGGCACTTCTCATTACCAACAATAAAACTCCACCTGTTCTCTTAAATATTCAAGACATGATAGACAACAGAACAACAGTTAATCGTTCTGAAAAATATTTCAATGATTTTGAAATTAACAGGTACAGTGTTTATGTAACAAACGAATTTAAAAATCTTTAAGATATGCCATTACCGATACATAATCAGAAGGGAACGGAGATAGATGTAAAAGCCTTTAACAAAGGTGCTTCATATAGCATTGACGAGCAGTTCCTTGGGCAGTCAGATTCAGGTATGTATATTGATGCCGAGAATATGCGACCAACGGGGCTTAATGCTGATGAAATGGCATTGTCAAGAATTAGCGGAGAGGAGATTGAGTATATTTCTGAGGATAATAGTTGTAATAGTTACTATGGTGCAACATTCATCAATGGTGCATGGAGATGCTTAGGTACAATATTTGTCAAAGGAAAGATTGTTGAGTTGTGGTGCGATGAATTACAAACACTTGCTCCATTTATTCGTATTGACGGCATTATTTACGCTGCAAGTCCACAACTACCAATTGACATAGATTATCCTATTCAGTTCCATTGGAATAATACCTGCCTTGGTGGGGAGATTTATCTTACCGATAACAGAACTGCACCTATTATCCTGAATGTTCAGGATATGATAGATTCAAGCGAGCCTGTTTGTACGGAGAAATACTTTACTGAATTCGACAGAAGAAGGTATGAGGTAAATACACAGATGCCTCCACACATGATGTCGTTTGTTGAACTTACTCCAAGTCCGGGCTATCCTGCTGATAAAGTAATTGGTTCCGTAGGACTGAAAGTAGGTATGTATTCTTACTCGTTTCGGTATGTAACGACAAGTGGGGATAGAACTGCATGGACAAATGTTACTCCGACAATTCCTGTACCTGTTCAGATAAATACAAATAGCGGTCAATATCCGAGTATTAAGACTTATGGTGCTGACCCAAATACTCAAACAGGATATGGAATTGTACTTAATTTCAGGATTCAGAATGAACTTGGGTATGACTACATTGAAATTAAGCGTTATTCGTACAATACAGGTGTTCCCGTAGGTTTTACTCCGAGTGCAGAACTTATAGGCACATTGGGATTAGTTGATGGCGAAAATGTAGTAAAGTATATCGTTGACTTTGGTGCAGTTGGAGAACCTATTACCGATGAAGATGATACCGTTCAGTATGGACCTATTGAAGCTTGTAAGACTTTAAGGTACTTTGAGAATAGGTTACACCTTATGAATGTAAGGTATGCCTCGATGGATTTTACTCCGACATTCGTAAGCAATGGGCGACCAAACTTATTCCCTGTAATGGCACCGCTTGGTATTGTTGGGTACAATGATGCCTATTACACTACTTATTATCGTAGTTTATTTAGGGGTGAGAAGTACGGCTTCGGAGTAGGTTTTTGGAATACTTTAATGGGGCAAAGTTTTGCTACGCCTGTTACGGGTTTTACAAATTATCAATTGCCTGACAGAAGAGATACTGCAAGTGCTGATACACAAACTTATAGTTATACTACTCTGCCAAGGGCTTCTGTTTATCAGACAAATAGCGATGATTTTTGCCACGAAACATATAGTTTAGTCAATGCCGTAACAAAGAATGATTGTTGCAGTTTTAAGAATATTGCTTGCGATGGGCAAAAACAAGACGGAGGAATTTTAACCTGCGATGGTAATGAGGGCATAACTAATATGCCGGCTTTCTGCGGTTGTGGTTCTGTTTCGAATCCAACACAGGCTGTTGATATAGGATATCAACCATTAACTCCAATAAGTGAACGAGACCCAAGCGTAACCGGACACGATTATGTAATAAATACAAGGGTTCAGAATGATTGCAGTTCACTTGCGGATTTTCACCCTGCTGGTTTTGCACCTGAATATTTCGCTTTAGGAGTTGCATTAAATGGTATTGATGACAGTCTTTTGCCTTCATATATTCAGGCATTTTCAATCCTTAGAACTAAACCTGCTGGCAGAGTTGTGTTTCAAGGCATAGGTGGTTACTATCTTTATCCGAATCCGAGTGGCAATGCAACAGACCCTGCATATAAAGCAACGGATAAATTATGGTTTTATAGTTTCGAAGCAAGTGCAAGGTCTGGTCTTATTTCTCAACAGGTAATTAATGAAATTGGTAACAATGTAAGTTCAAGGTATGAGGCTCAATTAGTTTCACCGGTTGGTATATTCCCTGAAGTTCCGCATGGAGAAAATAGAACAGGGCTTCAAGAAGACCATATTGATATGTGTTTGTATCCGAGATTCTATGAGGATAACGCAACAATAAACCTTACTCCTGACCCTACGAGTACAGGTGGGTATGTTCAATTTGGTAAATGGAGAAATGCCGGCTTTCCGGGATGGGAAGCAAATTTGAATATAAACAGAGCAAGTTTTGGATTAAATGAGTTCAGAAGTGCCAATAATTCAGGAACAGACACAAGTGGTATTGGTAATGAGTATTTAGGCGACAGAGGAAATCAATTCTTTGTTTTAGGTACAAGTACGGCTGTTTATAATGTTCAATCAGTTGGTTCAAACGCTTGTGATAACAAATACCCAAGTGCTGACCTAAAAAGCTTTCACGAACCTTGGTATAATATCAATATCATTGATACACTTGCGAATATTCCTGCTACTGATGTAACTACCTATTTTGATACAGGTGCATATCAGAAACTAAGGTCTTGGGTAGGAACATACACACCTTCTACTACATTTTTTATACTTGCAGGTGATGAAAGATGGGAGGATATTAGACCTTGGACACCGAACAATATTCTGACAGGAACAGTTACTGAGGTTAATGCGAATACCATTAATAGCATTATTCAGATTGAAAAACCTGATGGAACCGTTGAATATTACCTAAATGTAGATGGCGTTGGTGCAGGTGCCGTTGCTGCTCTGTCTGCATTGTTGCCATTTACAATTGGTGCCGGTGCGACAAGTAAGCCCAATGTAACAATTTCAGGTCTTTATGGAACTACCCTTGCGACTACACCTTATCCAAGGATATACTCAATTGTGTTCAATGCAGGTTCAACACCCGTTACAGGTAGCAAGGTTATTATCAAATACGATAATGAGGTTCCTGTTAAGGCTTTTGGAGGCGATGCTTATACCGGTGATGATACAGCCTGTTTTGTTGATAGACAAATTCCTAATGGCGGTGGAAATCCAGCAAATACAGGTACAAGTTCTCCACTACCACTTAACCTTGGTTTGCCTTACTATGAGATTCAGGTTAATCCAAGAATGTTTATTACTCAGGATGCCAGAGGTGGTGGAAACAAAATTCAAGATTGCAGTAGTTTGCAAAGTAGGTGGTTACGGCAAATGATTGCTTTATTCAATTGCGAAAGCCGGATTCATCTGCCATACAACTACGAAGCACCAATAACAGACCCACCAAGTTATCAAATGGGAAAATTCTTCCCTGCGACAAACTATATCATGCGTCCTAATGAATGGGAAACAACAGTTCAGGACGATAACTTCTGTGGTGGTTCAGGTATTATTTATGACAACTATAAGTCTGACTATCCTGACGAATGGATTTATTGGAGATACGGAGGTTACAGATACCAACCTCAATTCAATATTGACTATTTACACATCCAGAATGTTACTTTTTGGACAACTAAACCAACAACAGGATTTAGGGAATTAACAGAATTTTGCACAAGGGATGCTTATAGCCTAAAGCGTGAAATTGCCAGAGTAGATTCTCCAGGTATCAGGACTTTCCTTGCCCAAAATGTTTATGACTTGGATGATCAAACAGGAGAAATCAAATTTGCTTGGTCTGCATTGGGAGGAAACAAGGGTAATAACCTATATGCTTTTACCGAAAGGGGTATGTGTTTATTACTTACTGAGGATGCTATTATCAGGGATGCAACAGGTGAGCAGATAGCAATGGGGTTAGTAACTGAGGGTAAGGTTATCGGTGGCGAGTATTGGATTAGCCGAGAGATAGGCATGAATGAGGAGTCTTGGAGGTCAAGGGCTGAGTATAATAATTCATTGTATTTTATGAATAAGACAAGTGCTTATTTATTCAATGGGAATGAAGCCTTAGATATTGCAAGGAAATTCAACTATTTCGCTAAGATAATTCAGTATTTGAATGCTTTTGGCAATGGATATGCTACTTGGATTACATCATGCTACGACACTAAGCACGAAGAGTATATGGTTCAGATACAGAATACAAGGGAGGAAACTCAATTGTTTGTGTTTAGCCAAAAGAATCAAGCTTGGAATGGCAGGTATTCATATCGTTATGACCAATACCTGAGCTTTGATAATCAAACTTACGGAATGGGTAGGTGGATAGATGGTGATGAAGCAGGTACTTACTTGTTGGATACAGGGGATAGGATAAATAATAATGTTGTTCAGGCTAAGGTTTGGCAGTCAAGTGCTAAGAATCAGATATTGGCTAAGGAGTTTCAGGGTATTAGGGTTAGTTCAAGTCAGGTTCCTACGAGGGTAAATTTGTTTGACAATGTTCAACAAGCGGAGGCAGGAACGATTCAATGTTTTATCAATGGTGCTGATTTAAGGAATTACGGAAGTGCTTTTGAGCAGTACATTGGTAGGAGAATAATTGCAGGAAACGACAATAGAATGCAGGGAACGGCAATTGTTTACGAAATAACCTTTGGTGGAAGTGGGGATTTTAAGATTGTGAGTTCCGGAATTTATTGGAAACCTTTAGTATAATGTGTATTTTTGAAGTGTTAAAATAAGGAGGAAATTATGGACCCGATGACAATGATGATGGTATCGCAAATGGCAGGGGGTAAAGGTGGTGGAGGTGGAAGCGGTGCAGGATTGCCTTTAGCAATTGGAGGGGCACAACTTATTCAGGGGCATATTCAACGGGCTAAGGCTAAGAGAATGCAACCAGCACAGGAAGATGCTCAACAAGTTACTGCAATGCAGGAGTATCAGCGTAGGGCGAATAATGCTATGACAGGGGCTAATATCAGCAATCAAATGCGTAATTTAGCACAGATGCAGGGTGCAGGGGTTAAGGCTTTAAGTAGAGGTGGAAATCTTGGTCAATATGCTCAGTTAGGTAGGATTCAGGGTAATGCCTTGAATAATATTTTAGCACAGGGGCAAGCACAGGAGCAGAGTTATAGGACTATGTTTAACGATATGCTTGAAACCGTTGCTGACCGCAGAATGAGGGTTCAAAGTAAGGCTGCTGATGCTATGAGTATGAGAAGTGAAAAGAATATCGGTGCAGGAACACAGGGGATTATGGCAGGGATGGCGAAGATGGGCGGAGGCAAGTCTACTAATACCGGTGCTGAAATTGGAACAAAGGGAACTTCCGGAAGTTCTTTTGGTCCACAATCTATGAATATGGAACAAATTACTGCTGCTGGAAATGCCCCTATTATGGGTTTTGGTGGAATGCCGTTAGGGATATAAGATAAAAGAAAATGAGCGTATTAGGGAAGTTAAAATCACTATTCGGGTTTAACGAAGAAAATCAAAATGATATTTCCTCATTTGAGGATGCAGGGATGACATTAGATGGAACGACAGGAACGGAAACTATTAATGCTGTTAGCCAAAACCAAACACTACCTGAAAATGTAGTAAATTCTAATCAACAAACAGGCACTCAAACAATAGGTAACGAAACAGGTACTCAAACAGGTACTCAAACAGGTACTCAAACAACAGGTACTCAAACAACAGGCGGTGAAATAGGAGTTGCAAACACAAGAGGTGGTGGAACTCCTCCTCCTCCGGGTGCTACTCCAGGAATAGTTGGAGGTGGTGGAATTAACCTTGGTGCAGGAAGTGAGTTTGTTCGTGTGATGCCGGGGCAAGTAGTAGAAACCACTGACAAAAAAGGCGTAAAAAGCAAGTCTATTGAAGACCTTATCGAAATAGGTGGTTCAGGATTTGATGATGATGTATATGCTCGTAAACTTCGCAGACAGGCTGCTATGCCCGACTTGAAGAATGAGGATTACTTCCCAAATCAACCATTTTCTGAAAGCCGTACTGCTTGGGGCGACCCGATATTTTCCGGTGCAGGGGCACAATTTCCTATGGCGGCCTACGATGCACAGCGAAAAGCAAGGGCACAAGCAGAACTTGACGAAGCTAAAAGCAATATAATGCAACTTAAAATCCCTGAAATTGACACCGGGGCTTATGCTCAAAGATTCAAAACAGGCTTTATTGACGAAGTTTCAAGCCTTACGAATGACTATGTAAAGAGGTATGGAAACTCAAAGAAGGCTATTCAGGCTATGCGACAAGATGGTTCATTGGCTAATCTTCAAGCAAAGTTCGAGGGTATTGCAAAGAGTATTGACCAAACAGCAGGTAGGGCAAAAGATTTCCTTAAAGGGGCACAAGAAAAGGCTTCTACAATGTATTATTCTCCTGAAGGCGTTAGGGCTGCAACTAACTTCATGAATGGAATGGATGCCTATGCAAAAGGTCTTATTACTCCCGAACAACTGAATCAGTTAGAACAACAGTTTAATACTGCCCAGAGATGGGATGACTACAAGGAGAAAGCCCTTAATGACTTTACCGATGACGAAGTTGTTCCGGGGCTTATGGGTGACAAACTTAGCCCAGAAGAAGAAATTGAATACCAAAAGCAACTTAATTTACCCGGTGGACTTAAAGATAAGCGACACTTTCTTGTTGTTAAAAAGTATAGTCAAGCAAATACAGGTAAAATTATTGAAGGTATTGTTAAACCATTCTTTGATACCAATCGTACTGCATTTGAGCAATTGAAGCAGGGGAGTGAAACTAAAGAAGAAACCATTGACAGAGTTGCAAGAGGCATTGTTGCCATGAGAGGCAATAAGATTTTTGAAGATGTTATTTCTGAGAGTCAGGATAAAGGGGTGAATATTACAAATGTAATGGGTGGCACTCCTTCTACTGAAACAGGATTCTACTACAATACAGCAGTAGCACAGCCTCAAATTAAAGAGTATTTGACTTCTCAGTTTGAAGCCGTTAGAAGCGGTAAAATGACACCTAAACAAGCACTACAAGAAGCCTACAAATTAGCAGATAAAAGCGGTAGTTGGATTGCTGATAATACATACATGAGGGTAACAACTCCGGGCAAATGGGCTTCTATTAAAGAAGAAGTAAATCCAATACCATACTCCGAAATGTTTATCCCTACTCAGAGCGGAGGTTTTCAACCATATGATGCTAAAACAGCAACCGGAAATGCAAATGAGTCAGCAAATACCCAACCTGCCCATAGTGTGATATTAGACACAGAACGGGCGTGGATGATACCTGATGGCGATGGATTTAAAATGATTTCACAGGAGCAGTATAAAAAACTTGGTATGCCTGAAAGTGCTATATCTTACAGGATTGACAAGGTTAATACATACAGAACCATTGATGACTTCAAAGAAAGTGGAGGCGCTAAAGACCCAAAAACAGGTCAATGGGTTATAAGTCCAGAGTTAATGAAAACCGGAAGTAAAAATGCCGGGAAGATTGCTTACCAAATATACCCTGAAACTGTTGAAGGAATTAGCGATTTAGATGTTATGGGTAGTAAGGATACTAAAACAAAATCGCTAATTCCTTCAACAGTTTCA